AAAACCGCAAATCCAACTGCGGGATTACACACGGCAAAACTCTATAAAGGATAAGTTGTTAGGACCATGCTTGAGTTCCCTCAAGAATTTGAATCCTAGAAATTTAAGAAGCTTAAGGTGGGTGCGGTTACGTTTGTCCGCAATGTTCCATAGCAGCTTCTCTGGTCTGTTGTCTACAAAGTGTTTAGCACCCCGTGCAAACCATACAGGGTTTTGATGGATGTATTTAGTGCATAGCATCCAAATACGACCACCTTCTGTTAGTCCAGCCGCTCCCATAATTTTGTTGTCAGGAGTGGTGAAGTAATAAGATTCCCCGATGTGGGCTGCCAGAGGCAGGACTAGAAACGGTTCGTTTCCATGACCTTCGACGATCTCGTTCCTGTCGTCTGGCAGTAGGTCTGTAGCAACAGTCAAAGCAGCTTCTACAGTAAGTGGATGGATGTGGTCTGTGTAATTAGGCACGTCGGTAGAACTTAGGAGCGTAGTCACCCTCCCATGTCATTGAGTGCAGAGCCACAGGTGTTGGGTGAGTAGATTTAAGGCTAATGTCTATGTTAGTATTCTTTTCGTAACAAGGTACAGTAAAGATCTCCTCACCATCGATGTTAAAACGGCTAGCAAGCATGGTGTTAGCAATGTTGCTAGTAAACTTAGAGGTGTAATTTGTTTTACCAGGACGCTCTAACGTCACATCAATGGTACCTACATCACCAAAATTAAACTTAGTACGATGAATGATAAGAGAAGATGATGTATCAGATCTGATTTTATCACCAACAGCACGTACAGAGTAGATTGTTGGCAGTTTGACTAGCCACTCATACTCGTAACCAATCACAAGTTTGCTTGAAGTCCAGTCACCAGTCAGCTCTACTGTAGATCCGTTTAGTGTTGGTTTGTCAGATAGACCTGCATTGTTACCGTCAGCCATTACAATAACCACAAGATCCCGCGAACTGTTCATACCAGTAGGCAAAGTAAATGTAGTTTTGTTAGTGCTAGCCGTATAGGTCATAGAGCTAGTAGCAATCTCTTTGTGACAGTCGCTGTACACACGCAATCCATCAGCAGACTCAATCGTGTCTGTATCTACCTTAACATCAATAGTTTCTAACGTGTAATTGCTACCGTTTTTAGTGACAAACGTGTACGCATCTTCAAGTAGACAATGGTAAACAAGTGTGCCTGACAAGGTCCACTTAAACCAAGCTGACTGGATACGCTTATCTGTTGTGTTGTAGTAGCTGTAGCCCCACACTTCGTTAGACCCTTCCGAGCCAAACAATACCAGATTGTTCTCTTTAGAAGGTGCAACCATACTAATATCAGCAGGCAGCAGCTTAGAGATAAGCTTGCTTTGCTCCAGAACAGTAGGCTCCCCTTCACGTCTAGCATCAGCCATCTCAAAGAATCGAGAGTTAGAGCCAGCGTTGTTCAAGAAACCAACAGTAGTACCTAAGGTGACAGGGTTAGTTTTAGAGTCAAAGTTGTAAGACGATAGGTTATTGACCTTAGCTGTTTCTGGTCCGAACGCATCAGAGTCAGTCGTCAGCATAAACTGCTGGTTAGAGCTGAACAAGATTAGACCAGTGTTTGTCTCGATGCCATCAAACAATACGTGTGGATAGGTCGAGCTAGCTTGGATGTCAACTGGGTCAACCGGTGACACAGTCAACGCAGTCTTAGCAAAGAAGTTAAAGAAGTCGTTTTGACGAGAAACAATAACGTTCTCTTCGCTCAACAGTACAAGCCTGTTACGGAAGAACAGGATCTTATTGATAGGTTGACCAACGAACGAAGGGATAGGGTTAGTAATATCGTCACCAACCTGCCTGTCAATCCAGTCAATCTTACGTACAAGGAACCTACCGTTGGTATATGTAGCACCGGGTAGTTCACGTTGGATCTTGATTGGCATTGTGTCTGGGTCAAAGCTGATCTCCAAATTAGGACCTACAGTTTCTTCCCAAGCACCCACACCAAACTGATCTCCAGATGCACTTGAATCAAAATTATCACTGCTAAATTTCAAGAAATAGTCATCAGCATCTGATGCACTGTTGACCACCTTAAGGATATAGCCATTACGGCAGGCTTTAGGCAGACGTGAAATATCGTTGATTTCCTGGGTGACCACGCTCATGAGCTGATCTTCAGGAGTAGACACGTTAAACGCAGACGAACGCTTAAGGTGAATACCGTTACCAACGATTGTAGCAGTGATACCGTGACCACTGATGGCGTCAATGGCAGCCTTTAGATCACCAAGGATACCATCTGCAGTCACGCTTTCGTCAGCAGTAGACGCAGTAGGTTGAGGACGTACCCGTGCCAAGTTAGCACGTGCAGTTACAGTGATATGTTTTGTAACTTCAATGGTAGTGCCTAGACCTTTTTCTGAGGTATGGCTGTGGGTGTCACCAGTTGTCCAGCCTTCACCACCAAACTGCAGCTTAGCATAGGTTTGGTAGGAGTCGTCGTAAGCTGGGTTGTTAGTACCACCAGATTCCGGGACAGGAGTACAACGTACTTCCATCTCGTATCGAAGGTTTGTTTTACCAGAAGCAGAGCCGTTGACGATTTCACGGCCAGCAAGGCTGCAAGACCCATCATCAGTATATCCACTACCAGGAGTAGTTACACCTTCCCGTGCTGCAATAGCAGTTGCACGGGTAAATGTAGTTGTAGTGTTGTTAGTGGGATCGTAGATGTCTAGTGCATATTGCTTACCATACGCAATCTGCTTTAGTTCGATGTAAGCTTCGTGTACTACTGCTGGTGACTTGTCTGATGCACCGGTCAGCATAGCTACGTTACGAGGTGTAGTCGTGTTACCACGGTTACAAACAAACGTAGTTTCGTTGATAGTCAGTGGCTGGATTTCGTCAGCAGCAGAGTGCTCAAGATAATCAGCATGGTCATTGGTAGCCGACATGCCTGTGTAGTCAACCGGAATCTCTACACCATCCTTGGTTCTCCAGATCTTAACTTTACCATCTGTGGTGATCTGTCCAATGAAACCAGGGTGTTGATTGACTTCGTTAGTGTAGATATGAAACCACTTACCAGTAGAAGCAGTAAGTGGCGTGATAGCATCTACAAGGTAACTGCCTGGTCTTTTGAGACAACCACGCGAGATGTCAGGCACAGCGTTGACTAGGTTAGTAACCTGACCAGGCAGTTTAAGTTCATCAGGTTGTTCAGAAATACCTAAGATATAATTAGGTACACGTTGTGATAGTCCTGCCATTAGCGTCTAAGTGCGTGGAACGGTGAGTAAGAAGTGTAAACGGATTCGTCTGGGAAACCAAGCATGGAATGCTCAGCTTGGTTGCAGTCGTATTCAACACAAACAGCCCGTGCCTGGGTCTCCTGCAGGGCTAGAAGGCGCACCAAATCAGGGTTACCTACCAACTGTGCAGCAGCACGTCCAGCGGCCTTGTAAACGATATAACGGCGGAATGGTACAGGCAGCTCTTCAAAGGGGAACAGCCAGGTCACATCAAGGTGCTGGTTTTCTGTGAATACATCGGTGTGTTTGACCTTGTCGTACAGTCGTCCGTTACGACGTACGAGGTTCATTGTTCTATTTTTATGGTCGTCGGTACGGTCTAACCGCAGGATGTTGCTAGGAATGTTAATGTAGCCATTGGTATCTTTAGCGAACTCATAGTTCAACTCAAGATTATACACCCAACCTTCTGACTGTACATCTACATTTGTTTCACGTAAGATGTTATAGATGAAAGAAGTTTCAGGATTATCGTGATCCAGGTTTGTTACGGGAGACTGACCGATACTCCCCAAGATTGAATTAACTGCGGATAGTTCGGTATCGAGATCAACTGTTGTAGGAGTAGCCATATAGATAAAAAAAAGGGGACCCCGAAGGATCCCCAGTATAAGACAAAAATCAGAATGCAGCAGGTGCAGTAGCGGTACCAGCGTACAGCTCAACAGCACAAGCAGGGTTCAGGTAGTCAGCACCCATGGCGAGACGACCCAAGATCACGTCACCCTGGTAGACCACGGAGACGTCACCCGAGGTGACTTGCACTTGAGGACCGATAGCCTCAACACAACCGGCGGCTTCCTTCTGGAAGATGAGGCCGCAGGAGTTTGCGAATTCGGTTTCTTCACCGTACTCGTTGTTGATACCGGTAACGTCGTTAGCAGCATCTTCAACGTCAGCAGACACAAAGGAGCCGAGGTTGCCAGGGCTGGTGGTACCGGGGTTAGTAGCAGAACCGGTGCCGAACTTGGTGCCGTACTTGGAGAAGAACGGAATGTTCATGGACTTGTAGATCTTGATACCGGCGATCTCCACAATGCCCTGTCCGCTTTGCAGACCGGTGCCTTGCTGATCTCGGTTGATCAATCCATTGTTCCCGACCTCTTGGATCAGGGCATAGTATTGACGGGGGTTCAGGATACCCACACGTCCTTCCTGAGACACACCCTTTTCGTCCATCGCAGCAGCGGCGTCGAAGAAGGCGGTGGTCAGGTTCTGAGCGTTGTAAGCATCAGAAGCGTTGGTGGTAGTACCGACACGGATCTGGGTGCCACCCGGCTCAACGAAGTTAGACTTGGTGATAGGGGAAGCAGCACGTGCACCACGGGTGATAGCACGGAAGATCAGGCGGTCATACTTTTCAGCCAGTGCGTAGCCGATCTTCTTAGAGATCTCGCCGCGCAGCTCGTAATGAGAAAGAGTCTCATCAAGGTCATAAACGAAAGCAGAGCTGATCAGAAGGTCATCAATGGTGATGGTCTTCTCGGCCACCGGCGGCGCACCGTCGGAGTTACCGAGGATTGCGTTGCCAGGGGTGTGGTACTCAGCCGTGGTCCGACCGGTGTAGATGAACTGCAGAGACTTGCCGTTCTGCAGGGTGCGCTTCATGACCAGGTCACGAGCGATCGTATTATACTGGAACCCTTTGAACATCTCGCCGGAGAACAGCTTGAGGTAAAGGGCGCGGGCGTCACCCGCAGAGTTAGCTTGACCAGGACGAGTCAGGCTCGTGGTCAGCGTAGAAGACTGATGTGCCATTGTTATGGATTAAATAAAAAAGAAATGGATATTGTACGGAATTCGATCGATCAAAATTTTTGTGGTCTATCCCACCGTCATGACGGCTAGAGGTGTCGGCGTACCGGCTCTAACCAATGCAAGGGAGGTCCGACTCTGAGGTGCCTCCCAAGCTATTACAGAAGACCTTTAAGGCACTTCTTTTGTTTGCGGCATTCCGCTTTCTTTGGTCCACAGTGACCACATCGTTTGAACGGCATGTCGAAGTTCAACGGTGTTGGATCTGGCGACAGCTTTGTCCTAGATGTGGTAACTTTTTTGGATTGGTGTGGCATTATTTAAGAACAGTTTTTTTGTAAGCTGTGCCACGGTAGCACAGTGCGACTTCCTTTTCTTCGCGGAGCATTTTGTTGTACTCTTTGATGATGTAGCGCTTTTCGAGATCAGACATAGTTCGTACAGGATAAACCTAACCCCCGTTCCATGGTTAGGCAACATGCGTCCCGAAAGGGATGAACGTACGAAATAGTTTACTTGTTATTATATCCTTTCAAAAACTCAAGAGCCGCATTGGTTTTAGCCGTACGGTTCTTAAGCTTATGAAAGAGGCCAACGTGGCTAGGCAGCTGACCTGGTTGTGGTTTCTTTTTTGGTTTCATTGTTTAACCAATAGAGGGTGCTTGAAGTGCTACGGGAGTTGACTCCACGGATGCAAGGTCAAGCGGGAAGTTGTGGGCATTGCGTTCGTGCATGACCTCCATGCCGAGACCAGCTCGGTTCAGGATGTCTGCCCACGTATTGATGACGTGACCTTCACGGTCTTGGATGGATTGGTTGAAGTTAAATCCATTCAGGTTGAAAGCCATGGTGCTAACACCTAGCGCAGTGAACCAGATGCCAACCACAGGCCAAGCAGCCAGGAAGAAATGCAGACTACGACTATTGTTGAAGCTGGCGTACTGGAAGATAAGACGACCAAAATAGCCATGAGCGGCAACAATGTTATAAGTCTCTTCTTCTTGTCCGAATTTGTAACCATAGTTCTGACTTACTTCTTCAGTTGTCTCACGGATAAGTGAGGAGGTAACCAGGCTACCATGCATAGCAGAGAACAGAGAGCCACCGAAGACTCCAGCAACTCCCAGCATATGGAATGGATGCATAAGGATATTATGCTCTGCCTGAAAGACAAACATATAATTAAAGGTACCTGAAATGCCGAGTGGCATTGCATCAGAGAAGGATCCTTGTCCGAAGGGATACACCAGAAAGACGGCACTCGCTGCTGCAACAGGTGCAGAGTAAGCGACGAAGATCCAGGGGCGCATACCTAGTCGATAGCTAAGTTCCCACT